ACTAATGGTAAATATAGATTAGTAGCAACTGACGGAACTAACTGGTATGATATTTTTTCATTAGCTGGTTTAGGTGAAGCTTGGCAAATTAAAACTGGTAACTATACAGCATCAGATGGTGACAATTTATTTGTTGATACATCTGGCGGTGCAGTAACAATAACTTTACCTTCTTCTCCTTCAATTGGTAATCAAGTAAAAATTATTGACGCAGAAGGAACTTTTGGTACAAACAATTGTACAGTAGGTCGTAACTCTCAGAAGATACAAGGATCTGCTGCAGATTTAACAATAAGCACTAACAGTGCGGGCATTGCTCTCGTTTATGTAAACGCAGACAATGGATGGAGGTTGAAATATAACGACTAATGGCTAACTTACAAGATATAGTAAACAGAAGTGAAGTAGGCGCAATTAAGCCTTGGACTAAAGCTACGGCTCCAGCAGGTTATTTGTTATGTGATGGTTCAGCCGTATCAAGATCAACATATGCAGATTTATTTGCGATAGTTTCTACTACTTATGGATCTGGTGATGGTTCAACAACTTTTAACGTTCCTCAATTACAAGGTAAAATGCCACAAGGTTATGATGGTAATACATATAACTTAGCTGGTACAGGTGGTGCAAATACAGTAACGGTATCTGTAACTAATAACCAAGCAGCTACAAGTACAAGCACTCAATCTGTTACAATGACAGGAAATATTTCTGATACGTCATTGACAACTGCTCAATTAGCGAGTCACTATCATGCAATGTGTAGTACCCCTGTATTTCAAAATTCAAATGGTCCTTTTTCAGGTTTTGCATATGTATGTCTTGGCAGTGCTGGTGGTCACAACTCTCCACACAACGCTCGAAAACAATGTACTGTGTATAACAGTGGACAAGGTTTTACTAACGCTGGTTCAGGGACAGGTCACAATCATAGTCATAACTTATCTGGAACATTAACGGGTAATATTACAACAAGTTTAACTGGTACAGTTGCTGCGGCAGGGACAAATTCATTTTCACCATTTGTGGTGGTTAACTACATTATAAAGCATTAGGAGATACACATGGCAACACAAATAGTAATTTTAAATAACGATTATTTTTTAGTTGATGATTCATTTCATATTGCTTGGGCAGACAAAGGTGATGCATGGGTAAATACCTGGCTTCCAGATACAATACATGCTGTTATTTGGAACAATCTTGTTGGACAAAATGAAATACAAAATTGGAATGTTTCAACAGGATCAATGACTGGTAATTCTAATTTATCTGCTACAAGTGACGCTGTAGGGACAACAACTGTTGCTAATTTACTTACTTGGGCAGAAACACGAAAAGGTCAAATAGAACAGGCACAAGAAGAGTATGAAACGGTTTTGGCTAACGATGAAGCTAATGACACAAACAATGCTTCTGGAAAAACTTGGGTAGATTACGACCCTAATTATTCGTAAAACGTATTTCTTATTTGTAAAACTTTTCTTTTTTTAGGTCCTGTGACAGGACATACTTTATGCAATATACCATTTTTAATTGCTAATATTGAGTTAGGTTTAGGTGTACTAGCTAAAGGCATTCCCCTTTTTGTATCTATTAATGTTTCACCGCCCCAGTTAGAAAACCACTCATCCATAATATAAAAAGAATAACTCAATGTAAAATGACCATCATCATGCCAATTAATTCCTGAAAATTTTTTATATTCATAGTAACTAAAAGTAATCATAGAATTTAGTTGATAAGGAATAAAAGGACAATCCACGAGTGTCTGTATGAGTTCTTCAAATAAAGGATCAATACATTTTTTTAATTTACCTTTTTCGTATTCAAGAATGTGATCTTTTGTTTGAATAACTTCATTCATCGTTGTTTCATCGTTTTCTTCATACAAATTTTTTTCCCAATCTTTGTGAGAACTTATTAAATTTAAATCTGTAAAATTAAAATTTGATATTTTTTTAAAATAATTTTTTTCTAAAAAGTCTTCAACTATGATTGCACAATCGTCAATGTTTGCAGCTATATGCATTATTTAAAACTTTTTTTATTCCAAAACATTCTTTTGTATTTATCTACCCACTCACTATTTATTAAATTTATTGTTTTTGAATGAAGTTTTTCCATATAAAAACCTGACCACATTTTCCATGACTCTCTTTTAAAAGGAACAACTTGAACCATAGGTTCACCTTTTTTTATTATAAATTGTTCGTCTTTTTTGTGTAAAATAAAAGGAAAATTAATTAGATTAATATAAGTGTCCGTATCTACAACGCCTGCAATAATTTCAAATCTAGGTTCTAATCTATTCATAGGTTTAATAAATAGACAGCTATATCCTGGTGGTGTTTTGATTAACCATTTATTGTGAAACTTACCTGCGTTTTTTCCTGCTACTTTTTTCCAAGAAGGAGGTAGTTGTGTTTCATTATGAAAACCAAAATCTTCTGCTTGCCTGTTTGCTGGGGTTACAGAAAAATCATCTTCTACTGCATCTACTACATAATCTTGATCAAAAGGTATAATGTAACCAGCGGTCATTGAATCTAAAAAAGGAATACATGTTTTAAGAGTTGGGTTGTGAACATTACCATCAGTATGTCGTGCTAATTTTTTATAATCATCAGGAATAAATCTTGACGCTGGTTTAGGATGAGGCCATACCTCAAGCATTTCTTTATTAGTTGCACAAAATGTAATTTTTTTATTCATATTTTTGTATAAAATTAAAAGACATTGATCTTCTAACTTCTCCTTTTATTTTTGTTTTAAACGGCATCACACAATGTTGATGTTTTGCTTCAAAGATATAAAAATGCCCTACTTCAGGTTCCATCCAAGTCATGTTTGTACCATTGACATCCGTAAAACCTAATTGACCATCTTTAAATTTGTGTGGATCTTTCACATCATTAATAAATTCAGGTACTTTTAAAAACATAACACTAGACCAACCAGTGTTATCATGATGAGTGTGAGGGGGATTGTATTCTCCTTCCACCATATCATTTATCCAACAGCTTAAAATCTCTAATTCTGTTGTTCCTTTGAACAAATTTACTTTATCTAATGTCTCAATGTAATCGTTCATGCAATCAACTATGTTTTGAGCTATTTTAGTTTTACCTATTAAATGTGTAAATTCTAATTCTGAATCAAGTCTACCCGCTAATCTTGAACCAAAAGAACCTAACTGTTCCCTATGCTCTTCATATTTATTATTTAAATCATCAATAGCATCTAAAGGCATGTCATATCTTTTAACTATTCTTCCAAACATTGACGTCGCTGCTGGTAAATTACTCATCCTCTGTTTGCCTCCATCTTAACCAAAATTGAACACTAAATCTTTGTTCTAAAAAAGAAACATTTTTATTATCAACAGTGTGTAACGGAGTAATTGCATGAGGTATATAAGAAGGAAAAACTACCATAAAATTATTTTTATTTTTAATTTTAATAATTTCACCATCTTCCATAAACATCATATCGCCGCCAATTAATTTATCACTTTTGTTTAAAATTAAATTAAAAGTAAATAAATTATTTTTACTACAGTCGGTGTGCCAATTATAATAACCATTATTATTATAAGATATAACGTGAATATCCCAAGCTAAATCTCTTACTCCTCTGCCTGCAAGAGTTAAAAAATTATACATGGAACAACCATTTTTTTCTATGTAAGAAGAAAAACCTTGATGTAAAAACCATTCAATTAATTTTTTTATATTTGTATTATATTCTGTGTTATCTTTATAACTAATCCAATAATCTAAAGCTTCACAGTCAGAGGAATTGCTTTGTCTTTTACCCCTGTTTCCCCAATTGGGTGTATTAAAATTACCTCTACTATTTAGAAAATCTGTGTAAATATCATCTGTTAAATTATTAGGTAAATAATTTTCACAAGCAATAACACTATTAGACAGGTTATAATAATTCATTCTTTTTTCTGCCCCTTTCATAACATGAATTTACTGTCAAGAAAACAATTATAAAAAGATTACTTGATATATTCTGTACACATGTTTAAATTAGATCTCACCCAAAAATTATAAATCAAGGAGATATTATGGAAAATCAAGAAGTATTGAAGGCTATAGCTACCCTTGCTGATAAGGTGAGTCGTTACCACGAACGTTTATTAGCAGTGGAAAGAGAAAACGAAAAACTACAAAAAGAATTATTAGAACACAGAAATGTGCCTCACATTCATACAATTGAAGGTAAGCCTCATAACTCCGATGCAACTGTTATGGTAACAGGTTTAGACTCTGATATGGAATGTGAAGCGTGTAGCGCTTAAAGTAAATTGATAGTTTATTTAGTAAAGGACAATGAACTAATTCCTTTTTCAGTACATAATAGCAAATCTTTTTTTGATGAAACAAAAAAATTAATATCTGAAGGACAACCTGTAGTTGTTAAATATGAACACAATAGTTTAAATACTTATTGGGAAAGTGAGTTTTCTGAAAATCCAAAAGAGTATGTAAAAGATATTACACAATCTAGATTTGTAAATTTAAAAGAAAGAAAATCAAATAAATCAGTTGATTTTAAAAATTTTATATATTCACAAGGTTCTTTTGATAGAATTATAAAATGGAAAAACATACCTTTATATAAAACTTGTTATGACTATTCCATTTACCCTGCTGTTTTAACAGAAGTTAAACCTAAAACAATTTTTGAATTAGGTACAGGAGATGGAGCTAGTTGTATTTGGTATCAAGATATTTTAAAATCACATAATTTAAATTGTAAAATACTTACATTTGATACGTTTGAACCTGTAGAAAAATTTAAAGGAATTGAATACTATAAATTTGATTTAGAAAATATAGAAAATTTTAAGATAAAAGAATGTCCTCATCCTTGGTTAATAATAGAAGACTGTCATGTTAATTTAAAAGGTATACTTAATTTTTTTGACAAAAAAATGACACAAGGTGATTATCTGATTGTAGAAGATAATGATGAAACTAAACAAAAAACAATACAAAATTTTATGAAAAATAAAAAATATCAAGTTGATACAAGATACACAGATTTCTTTGGATACAACAACTGTTCTTTTGTAAACGGAGTTTTTAAAAAAAGTTAATTACTCGGGAGTTTCTCCCAACATATCTGCTAAAGAAGGAGCAAATACTTTAACGTCTCTTCTAATTTTTTCAGCAGTTGTAGATGTACCTGGATTATTAACATCAGCTTGAGCTGCCTCTTCTGATTCATATTCAGCGCCTGTATCAGCGTGAGTAATTGTCGTTTCAGTTTTTACTTTATAATGAGGGATTCTTCTTCCATCACTTGTTGTAATGTGTCCTAGTAATTCAGCAGGTTCAACTATCGGCATCTTCGTTTCTCCAATTTATGTTAAAACTAATAATAACTCTGTCATCATTAGAGTAATTTGTTTGTACTTCATGTTGTAACCATGAAGGGAAAAAAATCAAGGAATTTTCAACAGGTTCCCATTGTACGCTGTGAGCGAGGTGTATAGAGGATTTATCTGTTTTTGGGGGTGATAACACCTCTGACTGTGGTTTAGGCTCTAGAAACACAATATTTCCACACTTTTTAGGAGCTTTAAGATAAAATACACCAGATAAATAGTTGTATGGGTGTGTATGAACATTGTTTCGTGATCCTGGCGGGTTTATCATACTCCACATACCAGTCATCTCAGGAACATAATTGTGTTTGACATCTAGGTGATTAAAACAATCTTTAGAGTATTTTAATATATCACCAACCAAAG